GACCCTTCTTGCTACGGTTACCTTTATACTCAGGAAAAAGCTTCCGCCGAAATGTATTTTTTCTAGGAGGATCAAACGCTACAGCAAGATAGGCAGGATTTGCATTCTCGATGAGATTCAGCAGCGTTTGAGTGAAGGAGAATGTCCCCCTTGTTGGTTCTCCATTGGGGGACATCAACGGTTGACCAGGACGGAACACGGACCTGTAGATGAGTCCGTGACCATCAATAATGAAAAACTTGTCCTTGCCTTTCATGGTGATGTGCATGCCAACAAGCCGTCGCGGTCAAAAGACCAACGACGGCTTGTTAAGCATGATCACGCCTCGGGCCGCTCTCGAATATGGGCATCGCCCTTAGCGATGGCATCCAGATTCATGCCAATGGTGTAAGGATCTCGGGCAATAATCTTGCCATTACCTTGGTCCCCACCTTCATTGCTCCCCTCACCGCCCCCACCCTTAGCCGGTTCGAACAAGAAGGACTTGCGCTCTAATAGTTCTCTTTCGAGATACTCATTCCCCTTCATGGGTCCGCCATCGTCCCCAAGAAGATCCTTACGCTTCAGCTCCAGATCACCCTCATTCGTCACGGTCCAATCCGTGTCAATAAACATATCCAAAGCATCTTCAGCGCCCTTCTTTAAACGCAGTCCACGAGAAGTAATCAAACTCTTGAACTTCGTCTTGGCCTGAATCGACGCAAGCTGTTGCTCCTTCTCCATTCGACGATGCTCGGTATCCTCGACCTTTCGACGAAGAGCTTCCATTTCCGTCTTCATCTCCTGGTGCTTACGACCAAAGCGAGCCTCTAGAGCTGCATCAAGGTCACCGGTCTCCAGCAACTGTCGAACCTTGGCGTCCTGCTCCTTGCCGGCCAGCTTTCGGAGATGCTCGATCTGCTCACCCGAGACACCCTCGAACTGCTTCAGTTGAGCTTCCATCTCGGCCATACGCTCAACCTGCTTTTCCACATTACCAAACTTAGACTTGATCTCCTGATTCTCAGCCAGGAGTCGACGGTTGGTTTCCCGGAACTCATCAAGCTTATCCGGCTTAGGGGTTACACCTTCAATGCCCTCAAACCCCTCATCAAGGTGCCACTCCCCATCCTTTTCCTCGAACAAACCGAGAAACTTCTCAGGGATATCGTCCTTCGTCTTGTACTTCTTCTTGAGCTTCATATGTCACTCCTCGGGTCAATCTATAATGTTTAACTGTTGGAACATGATCATGCTCCAGCAGCGTCTATTAACTGTGTTGTTGTAATCCGGCCATTCTTCCAAGAAGAATAAAGACGAGGACCCAACTGTTGAATGGCTTCGGTTTCACCATAAAGCCGAACCCAATCCTTGATGGTCTTGATGACTCCTGAGTCCCCCTGACCATCCATAATGCTTCGAACTGCCTTTGGTATCTTTCTCAGCCGACGATTCATCGACAATGTTTTCCATGATTTCATCACAGGGATCAGCGTCGTGTGACATTGAAAATGCCACGGTGGAGGCCCAGGGAACTGACTTTCCTTAGACCCCTTCGTCATTGATTGCCCATCAAGAAACCATGCCAAACCATTACGCTTTTTGCAAACATCAGTCGATCCACGATCCCACACCGACCAGGACTGAAATCCTATAATAGTCGAAGTGTTCTCCTGGTAGACCTTCAAGAGCGTTTTGTTGAAGAGGCTCATAGAGGCCGTTCTTATAAGTACATCGGCATGTGTTCTTGATGAATCAAAGACGCCTCCTGCGTACTCTTTAATTCTTCGAGGAAGTCCGCGTGGTAGCTGGACCTCTATTGTCCTCCCCGTAGGACGCCCACGGAGCCTCTGAATGAGACTGGAGTTTGTCTCACCCCCAGTGACACCCATCCTCAACTGTTGGACAATACGGCGTCTCAGGGCCTCCTTCTGGGCCATAAGCCAATCGGCCACAGGCTCTCCCAGAACAATATCTTGATCTGCAATAGCTCTGAGTTGGATGGCTAGAAGCGATCGTTTGATGGCTCCTATCTTGAAAATGCCCATGGATTTCCGGAGCAAACCATCCTGAGTAAATTTTGGAATTGTTCTTAATTCTTGACCAACTTTGTTAAGCAAAAATCCATAACGCCGGTCCAGGACAATCCCGATTTGTTTAAGAATCCGTTCCAATTTACGGACACGAGTAAGATAACCCGAAAGGCTTTCCAGATCCTGGGAAAGCACTTCTTTGACAATCTCAGCCTCTAAAACACGAAGCTGAGATTGAGCCTGAACACGCAACGGTGCCAAGAAGGCGTTCAACTTGACGACGAGATCTATGATCTCAAGACCAAGCTTATCAGTGATGTTCAAAGAATGAACCACAGGTAATGCTTATCCCAGGTAATAACAACACTATGGGAAACATGATGAACAACCACGGAAAGGTAAACGTCATCTACGTAGTTAGGATGGCTCACGCATCTTCTTCAGGATCGGCACTTGATTCTTGAGCAGGAGCTTGAACCTCAGGAGCGGGCTGCAGCAGGTTATCCATGCTTCGGCCAGGGGGGCCTGCAATGATGGCGGCAGCCTCTTCCTCTTGGGTCCAGTTATCCTTGTAAAGCTCCCCACGTCGAACGTTATGGACGTAGGTATCCCAGCTCATCAAGCCACCTTGGACCTGTTCCATCAGGGCCTTCAACAGATCGGGATTCATCCCCTCTGTGCCGAAGTCCAAGTTTAATAGTGTCTTGACCTTGGATGTCTTACCCTTGAAGAGGGCGATGTACTCCAAAGTCTTTGTTAGGCCCTTGGACGTGGAAAGAGAGATCCTAGCAAGAACAGAGCCATCTCCCGATTGACGTAACCGGACAGTCTCGAAAGCTTCTGCGGCTCCTGGCTTGGGTTGCTCCTCGATAAGACGGGCCCCTAAAGCAGCCATCTGCTTTTCTTTTCTATCCATGTTTTCACGAATAGCAGCTAAGCCCGTTCCACGAAACTCCAGCATACCAGCCTTGGCGTTGGGCTCATCAGTGACCCAAGCAACACCGGAACCGATGTACAGCCGCTTTTCCTTGTTGAAGCCAAAACCAGAAGCCCAAGGTTGTGGCAAAGCTGTGAAGTGAAGCCCGTGCTCGATATCAGCACTGCTTCTCCAATGGCTTAAGTTAAGGACGGTGAGATCAAGAAGGGTAGGCTTCTCGGGTTTTGGCTTCGTATTCCCGGGGTTGAGAAAAACGAAAGGTATTTCCTTAAGTAAAACGCCGCCAAGAGCCTTAGGAATATTTAAGGCGATACGCTCAAACTTCTTACCATTACTGGAAGAAGCCGTACTAGCTTCATCAACCTCTATCCATGTTTCCTGGAAGTAAAAAGCTCCTTGATTGACCTCATCAAGAGTTAATCCCATATCTTCATAGAAGGCCCCATAGGGTTCAGCCACGGAAACCTCCTCCGAATCCGTAGGCTTCTGGGAAGGTGCTCCCAACCGAAGAACACGGTATTTCTCAAGGAGTCGGCTCTTCATGGCGGAATAATGGCTTGAAGACTCTTGGAGGACAACCAAAATAGGACGCTTCCGCCCATCAACCAACCCTAGTTGCCAGTTTGTAATAGTCTCAGCAGCATATGACGCCACGTAGGGCTGAGCATTATCAGAGGCTGCTTGAGGCAGATCCACGAGCATCCCAAACCTTCCAATGCCAATGACCTCATCCAAAGCTTCATGGATGATCTCATTCCAGCTCTCCAGGCTGTAGCCCACCGTGTCCAGGAACTCTTCATCCGCCCACTGGATCTCGGGCTCCTTCCGCATAATAGCGCCCACGAGACCTTCCTTGGTGCGGCCTGTAGCGTTCATGAAGGACGCTCGCCGTAGGTAGCTCTCGTAGGTCTGGATGATAGCGCCCTTGTTGTAGTAGGCGTCCATGGTCGTTCCCTGACCATCCAGGCGGGGAAGGTACTTCTCAGCTACGGTGGTGTCCTTGAGGCGATCTTCCCCATCGATGACATCACGCTGACGCTGCCACTTCTCGATCCACTTCTTATAGAGCGGATGCCTTACGCTGGGATCAAAGTCAGCCATTACATTTCCTCGGGAATAGAGACATCCGGACTACCCTCATGGCAGCTGCAGGTACAGATTCTCTGTGTAGGAATATCACTATAATGCTCCAAAGCATATGCAATCATCTTTGGAGTCATCTCTATCTCTTCGACCTGAGGGCACTCTTCGTGCTGTCCCATCAAGCATTCCATAGTTTCTTGGTAGGTTATAGACACAATCAGAACCCGTGAATGGGAGCCAACCGCAGCCCAGCACGATCTGCGGGGAAGATGATACACACAGGGTAATCACGAGCATCAAGTAAGTGGCTCATATGCTCCTGAGCATTCATCATCTCGTGACTGTACACCATTTGGTACTTGATTAGCTTCTTACATCTGGGTGAGAACGTCATCCGGATCCTGCCATCATGCTCCCGCAACATCCCATTCACAGTATTATAGCGATCCTTGCGGAGAGGATTCCCTCCAGGGCGCTTCTCTAGTAGGAAATTGGATTCTTTGATGATGTCATAATCCGTGCGTCCACCAGGACTTGCAGTCGAACGCCCAGCTTGACTGTCTGGATAAACAGTCGTCAAAGGGGACATGATCGTTACGATGTCATCCTTACGCTCAGCACAGTAAGGAATTGTTGGTCCAGCTTCCCCATAGTGGACCTTTAATACTCTGCACATCTCCAGCGTGTCACAGTTCGGCAGCTCCAACTCATCGAAATAGTGAATATGCTTATTGTTGCCTCGCTTGACAACCCAAAAGACTGCTGCAGCCATGGGGTTGACATTGAAGTCCATCCCCACGGCAAGCTCAGCTCCTGAGGGCATAGGCAACTCAACAACATTCTCGAAACGATCGAAACCGTAGTAAACCAAGCCTGTGACAAGGTTTACGAACTGCCCATGAACATAAGCACTCGCCACACGTTCATCATAAGCACCTAAGAGACGTTTGGCATAATCCGCAGGAAGAGCTTTGTTCTCTGTGGTTGATGTCTGGACAAGTCCAACATCGTAACGTTCACGAAGATCACCTTCAGCTAAGTCATATCCCCAATTTAATTTCTATGCCCCCTCTTTCGAGGGGGCTTGTACACAACTGCTCGGGCGTTTGATAACTCGTTATCCCACAACCACTTACGAACGTGTTTGTATCAGGGATGACGAAATCAACTGTCTCGGCCCGAGCAGTGTCCAAAGATTTGATTGTTGCGGTATAGAAAAGTTGATCCCCAGACAAGCCAGATGGATCCTTGATGAAGGCTCCCCGTCTAGTTGGTCCAAGAATCTCCTTGGTATATCTTTCGGCTATCTCCTTCTTTCTCTGAATTCTTAGGGGCAACATCTCTGCCAACATGATGGCATGTTTAGCTGTAGCCCTAACCTGATAACGTGTCGAACAGACTTTAACTCTATCTGTTGGAGACGGCACTGTCTTGGTAATGCTACTAACAACCCCAAGATTAAAAAGAATGCTCTGGAGTTGCTTAGCCATGAACTTGCTAGTGGTCGAGTATCCAACAGACACCTGACCATTGGTGCAAACATGCCCATCACTGTCGTACATACCAGCTAAGAAGTGCAGCGCCCACTCACGCTTACCAGCTGTCACCCATCGTGGGATCCACCTCTTAGGAGACTTAACAAGCGGCATCTCCAAATACTGGAAAAGACTAGTTATGTCCGATGATGCCTTATAAATCGTGTCCGAGCAAACTGTTCCTGGCCCATTGAAATAAACTCCACAAAGTGAACTTTCCAGGAAAGGCTCATGCAACTCGTTGTCATCACCTACAACTCTAAACTGATTAATTGTTTTTGCGTAGCTACCTTCAGCAACCCAAGCACCAAAACAATAGGCAGCATCATTCGTCATGCTCTGCCCGGTGCCCTCTAAGGGATCCTGATCTCCCCAAAGATCCATCCCCACAGCGATCGGCAGCTTATCCCCTGCTTGAGCCTGTCCAAGCTCAGCGTACTTACCCTTTCGAGCACCTAAACGCTTGAAAACAAAGGAACCATCCTTTTCAACGGTCATCACCGGGTGATCCGGCGTAGCCTCTAGCTCAATCCCATTCGTAGCCTTGAGGATGACTGTCTCATCCTCACCATTGTTATAGAATTTAGTTGCTTCATGGAAGCCTCCGCGTCCATAGATCTCCACACCAAGCTTCTTGTATTGCTTAGGATCGGTGCCTGGATCAAGATCACCAATCATGACAAGACCCTTACGGGTCCAGACAAGGGTATCCCTCGTCACACAGCCCGTGAGATTGACTTCACGAATCCTAGCTTGAGGATGCCGACACCGAGCGATCATCTGCTCAAAGACAGCCAAAGGCTGAATGAACGGCTCGTCAATACCTACCGCTGCAATGTTAGGACCCTTGAGCTTGTCAGCGTTCTCACCACTATAAATGAGAATACGCCCCATCTTGGGGCGGTAGCGTCCACGCTTGTACCAGATCTTGACAACGTAAGGAGCTGTTCTCTTGATCTCATAGCCAATCCAACGCTTTTCAATTTCTGGCTTACTGCGCCAATAGGCGTACCACAGCTCAAGGTTTATTAATAAAGATTCTATCGTACTGAGTGTGGTTTCCCTAGCTATAGAATATGTTGGACTGACAATAGCTACAGGAGGCGGTGTTCCCACAGGATCATAGTACTTCCACCACCGCTTTCCTTCACTGGAAACACGGCGCATGGTAGAACCATTGACTACGGCGATCGTTAGCATCCGCTTTGCTAACTGCATCGTCTTACCACTATTATGGTGGTAGAGACCGTCGCCTAGATAGTGCTCTGGACCAGGAACTGACAGATCATAATAGTCCCCAAAAGAATGGTACTCAATGCTTGTGATGGGGTCCCAGGTGGGTAAGATCTGTTCCCATGACTGAAACGCATCCGCCGTACACTGGCCGTGGGACTGGTAAGAATCCCCACAGAAATCACCGTTCCAAGATCCATCTAGAATGGGAGCAGGTTGTGCCTCCCTATCGAGACTGGCGGCATACAGGGCTTCTGGCCCAAGATCTTGGGGTATCAGAGGAGTCCATCCGCCGAGCCCTGATATTCTGGGAAGAGCCCCGGCGTAAGCGAGGAGCTGGGGCCAAACCTCCCGAAGAGAATCCGTTCTGGAATGGTGGTCGTATGAAAGCTCCTGAGGGCCACCGGTACTGGGCCAGGAAGATTGCCACGTATTGCTATGGGCAAGCTCTGCCGCTTGGAACGGTGATACACCATGTGGACGGGGTGACCAGTAACAACGACCCGACGAATCTCGTGATGTTTCTCGACAACGCCGATCATCTTCGTATGCACTACCAGCTATTACAGCTCCCACAGCCAGTTGATCGAGACGCTTCCATCCAGTTGGCGTTAGCCAACGGTGGCCAAGAGTTACGACGGCCACCCGCCCTAGCTGGGTGGTCACTCGATAGAGTTCCGCCCGTCCTTTTAGATAACCCTGGGACCCAACTGCCTCACCCAGTAGGGTTTGCACCGGGGAAGGGTCGCACCGCTCCGCTATAGGAACGGAGTTTACGAGCGAGTGTCCCCAACAGCAACCGTAACCGCCCACGAGCATCCTAATAAAGTTAGGAAGCTCCCACCATTTACGCTGACCAGTCCACATTCCTCCGTGGAGGATTTTGTGCATGTTCAGGCTTTCATCGAACTCACCCAAGATGGGTTCAGCCGTATGAAAGAGGCCCTTTTCAGGGGGCCTATAGACGAGGGATTGTTCTCCTACGGTCATAGCTCTATTTTGTAGACACCATCACCGTTGTCTGAATCGGTGTCCTCAACCTCATCCTCAATAATAGTGTCATCTGTCAAGGTGTCATATTCCTCAAGAATGCCATCTCTTGCAGAGAAAACAGTCTTCATGGGCATTTCTGGAAGGGGCTTTCTTGAGGGACTCGGAGGATCATAGTCATACAGCTCGATGTCTTCAGCAAACTTCTTAGCCACCCAATCAACACAATAAGGATCAGCATAAAACTTGGCTACAGCTGCCTCATCAAGCTCAACTCTTGCGGGTTCAATATTGGGGACGTGGGGGAGCTTCGTTTCCGAGATATCCAGCTTGTTGCACAAATCCGCCCAATTCTCCTGCAGATTCTCATAGCGGATGACATACCACGGATCAGGCCCTGCTGAGTAAGAAACAGGCTGCAGCATGGAAATGACCAAGCTGTCGATCTTCTTTCCAGCCTCTAATAGTTCAATGAACTGTCTTGGTTCTAGGGAAGACCAAATTCCCCTAGAAGACCAAGCACTGGCAACTCGACGCCAAGGATTCCTTACGCTAGCTACGATCCTATAGCCTTCAGCCAGTTTCTCCCCTGCTGTAAATTCAATAGAGCTGTAGGAGGCATACCTATCACCAAGAGAATGCCATTGATGCTGCCAATTCCTATCGTCTGTAGAGAGCTGCTTATCCGTTGGAACTGCGGTTGTTGTCCAAGGACGAAGTGCTGCGGTGATAGAGCTTCCAGCAGTTCTGCCTGCATGGGCAAACAAGATCTTAAGTGATGGGCATACTAACATGCTGTGATTCCTTTTCGAGAAGGGATGAAAATAACATCCCTATGGATTCGGGCCGCAACATCATAGCCCCAAGAACTTAGTAATTCTTCTGTATCGGCATTGAGGTGACCATAACGCTCCCCAAGACCTTTGAGTTCCAAAACAATAACAGGCTGGAACTTCTTGATGGTTTCTTTTGCCCCTAGAACAGCGTCATGTTCTGAACCTTTAACAGCCAACTGCAAAAAATCAACATTAGTGATTCCGAGGCTATCAATACGAATAACAGGAATGTCACCATTCGTGGCGTGAGTGATCTGGAGAGCCCGGATAGTCTTTGGTTGGACTCGATCCACATGACATGAACCCTCCTTGCTTCCAAAAGCTGCCAACAATCGTTCCACTGGTAATCTTCGTGCATCAGTATTCATGCACAAAGCTTCAAAATTTGTTTCGTCAGGTTCGACTGTCACAACTCTAGTGAAATATTTAGCCAGTCTAACCGGCCAGATCCCTATGTTCCCGCCAGCTTGGATCACAGTTCGTTGCTGTGTTGTAAAAGCCAACATAGCTTCAAGATCACTCACCTGATCCATAACAGCTGGAAAACTCTCAACGTCTATTGTTGGAACGTACCAATCACCAACGAGATTAAACTGCCCCATAAGGAATCTCCTGTTGGTTCCAAGGTCTTGGTTTTCCGTGAAAAACAACAATAGAAGTTTTTGGTGTTGTCTTCTTATTATCCCCCTTGAAAGAAACTAACTTATGTGGTGCTGCATCTTGAAGAGCTTCAGCTTTCGTCACAGATTCTAAATAACCTTGATCCCCACTTGAAGCAAACTTCTTCATATTAGAGACAGGGTCAGTCAAGAAAAGTCTCAAAACCCAACTCATATCCCCAGCCCAGGTCATCACACCAGAACCTCTGGCAAAAGGATCCGTCCTTCCACGATAGATATCTCTAAGCATCGTAAACGTTTGATGGTGAGATATCTCAGCCAACCATCGAAGATCACTAATAATAATAGTGTCAAGATCCAGATAAATAATGGGTCCATGGTGTCCAAAGACTTCCATCTTTGACCACCACCCAGGAAGGTCGTGTTGAAGGAGAACTGTCTGACATCTCAAGGTATCCGGTATATCCGTGAAACAAATAAACGGCCTTAATGGTAGGTACTTATGAACCATGCTCATGAGGCAATGAACATGATCTGGTGTATATTCCCCTCCCGATTTTAGAACACAACTTACGATCGTCATGGGCTCAGCTCCTTCCATAAGTTTCATTCTTTCATTGAAGCTGACTAAGACCAGGATCAAACCGTAGAACTTTGAAAACGGCTGTAGCTACGGAGACGGTGTTCCTCGTCATCCTCTGGCTCCTCAACGCTAGCTACAGGATCTTCGGGAACATTAATATGATGCTCCCCTATAATAGGAAGATCACCATGGGTCCCTTCACGGTGATGTTCTCTAATACGTGCCGTTAAAGCCTTGCGTACCTGAGCTGCAGCCTCCTCCACGATCTCGTCCATATGAAGAACCAGGGACTCGTAGGAACAATCAGCTTCTTCCAAATCCATCAAGACTGAAAGCCTTTCATGAACCACAGGCTCGGAGCTGACCTTCATGAGCTGTCGTGTCAGCTGCCCAGCCATTCCAGAGAGGTGTGCATCGTCCATGGCGTCTCCTACGTCCTGGGAGTGGGCTCTCCGATGGGACTCCAACATGCAGGCCTTGACGAGACCTGGAGGGGCTCCTTGATCTAGCAGAACATAGAAAAAAGCGAGCATCTCGCTTCGTGGAAACATTGAAGAAGAAACTTCAGTTGACATTGTGCTCTTTCTCCATATTCCTACAGCTTGTTTTATGAACCTGAGTACTGGAACTCCCGCTATGTGTAGAGATCGGATTACCATACTTCATATCCATCTCCTTTCCCTAAACTTGCCAGCTTCATGCTGAGGGAGTCCTTTGAGAAACCATCAAGATGGACTCAAAATCATCAAACCATCCAGTAACATAAAGCTCGATACCGCGAAGTTTTGCGTCATCAAGAGCCAAAGGCCACAGCAAACAGTTCAGCTGTTTTTGTCCAGTGCCTCGATCCCATACCCACTCATAAAAGTTTTCGTAATGTCTGCCTAAATTAAAAGCCTCCTGAGGAGTGACCCCAGAGAGGTCCAAGACAGTCGGCAGTTTGTCTAGAACAATCATGAATCTCCTTTCTCCTTAGTCGGCTACTCGTTAGTAATAATAACACCACGAGGCCACCGTAACCGAACAACTTCTTCCTTGGGAAGCGGTCGAGCAATCTTATGAGCATCGAGGAGAACCAGCTTCTCAGTACCTACACGAATAGCTGGAACCTTATTTAACGGAAGCTCTTCTCGTAAAATAGGGCAGAGAGACACTACAAAATAATAAAATCCCCCT